TGTCAACGTGCGCCTCACGGCGGGCGTCTACAACCAGAACCCCTTAGTCGGTGGACTCGCGGAAGAGGACAACGACCAAGAGACTTTTCAGAAGGCGGCGAACCTTGTAGAGTGGGATCTGCAAGCGAAGCGCATGAATGCCCGCGCACTATGGAACAGGGCGTCTAAGATACGCCTCATCCACGGGTGCAGCGTGTCGCTACTGTCGTATGCGGCGGATACCTATAAGTACCGCACCAAAGACATCGTCCCAGAAGTTATTGAGGATGAAGACGGCGTAGCGCGTCTTGTGGACAGTGAGGCGATACGCGAAGAGGAAGGCGTCCTCTACGATGGGCCGGTGATGACGCCGCTGGAGTGGGACGATTTCGTCGTGCCCACCTCCGCGATGAACACCCAGCCGAACCGCCCCTCCAACCCCGGTGGGGCCGATTGGGTCATCGTCCGGCAATGGGAACCCCTCTCGTTGCTGTTCAAGAAAGCGGCATCGGCGTATGTAGAGATCGAAGGGGAAGAAGGGGAACGCGACTTCTGGATCAACGCGGCCCCATCGCAAGACCGGTCCAATACCGCAGGGACCGGCCAGAACAACCGGCGCGTACGGCATCAAGATCAACGGGATGGACTCAACCGATCCGCACAGTCCCACGACAAAGCCTCGGCGCGTCCCAACCCCGAGTTTGAAATACTGACGTATTTCGGTCCCTACCCCGATCCCGATACCGGCGATGACGAGGAAATGGTCGTTTTCATATCGCGGTCCCCCAAGATGGTGTTAGGGGCTTTTCGGTTGTCGGACCTCTACTTTCGCGGTCACCGCCCCTTGCTGGAAATGCATTACCAGACGGTCTCCACCCGCTTCTATTCCATGGGCATCATGGAAATCGTCAAGCACCTGTCGGCGGAGCTCGACACCATCCACAACATGCGGTTGGATGTCGGTTTCGCTACCAACTTGCCCTTCTTCTTCTACCGCGCCTCTGCGGCCTTTGATCCCGATGAGGTCGAACTAAGACCCCTCAAGGGCATCCCCGTGGATAATATCGGGGACGTGCAGTTCGCGGCGATGTCGAACGTCACCAGTTTTTATGCCCAGGAGGAGCAGATGCTCTACACCCTCGTAGAAAGGGTGGTGGGCGTCACCGATCTATTCCTTGGGATCTCGCCTACGCGGGGTGCTGCGGCTCGTCATGCCACCGGTTTTGTCGGTACCCAACAAGAGGCACTGGCGCGGACCAGTGAGATCCTCAACCAAGATGCGGAGTCGTTCTCTTTCCTCTGCCGATTTATCTATGACCTTGAAATGCAATACGGACCAGAAGAGCGCGTCTTCCGTCTACAGGGGGAGAGTGGACCGCAGACGATGGACTTGAACCGCGATGCCCTATGGATGCAGGGCGAGTACGACTTCCGGCTGGGTGCCAACCAAGGGTCGTACTCGGCCCAGGTGCAACAGCAACAGGCACAGGCCATGCTCCAGATGGCGGCGGCATCGCCACTGGTCAATCAAGATCCGGGCCGACGGTGGGAGATCGAGGCATACTACCTCCGCTCTATCGGCATACGCGACCCGGAGACCTACATCGGTCCCAAGACCGCCGTGGCGCAGACCAACCCCAAGGGCCAGGACGAAGAGAATGGCGAAATGGCGCAGTTCCTCTATGGCATCAACAAGCCCGCGCCGGTCCATCCCTCCGACAACGATGGCGAACACCTGACGGTATTGATGGAGTTTTTGGCCTCATCCGAATACAACGCCTTGGGCCGTCCCAATGAAGAAGGGTATATGGGCCACTTCGCCCAGCACCAACGACAGATACAGCAGAAGCAGATGCAAGCGCAGATGCAACAGCAGATGGCGATGGGCCAAGAGGCGGGTGGTCAGCAGGGTCAGCAGGGACCACCGGGCCAACAGGGCCAACAGGGCGGCGGTCCCGCCCCCGGTGGACAGGACCGCATGATGGCGCAGATGATGAATCAGTCCGGTGGCAACATCCCAGGGATAGGCGCAGACAAGCAACCGCAATCGTCCATACCCAATCCGCCCACCTTCCCCACCAACAACGGGGCTAGTTGATCGATCCCAAACGCAAGCGTGAGTGGCGCGACTTCACCACCCACACTGTGTGGAAAGAAATGCTGACAGAGTTGGGGCAGATGGAAGCGAAGGAAATAGGGCAGCTGATCGACATCACGCGGCAGGGGACGATAGAGGAAATAAAGCATCAAGCCGGTGTAATCGACGGCATACAACGCACGATCAAGTTTCTGATCAATAAAGCCGAACAGGCCAGGAACCTATAGGGGGACACCATGCCAAACTATACCGATCAACAACGCAGACAAATGACTGGGGCAGCTATCGGACCTGGCGAAATGGCGAACCACTTGCGAAGCATCGGCATGCCTATGGTAGAACAATTAATGAATGCTATGCGGCAGGGTGGCGGCGGAAGGGGCACTAATTACGGACGGCAAATGTCCCAGAGACCGCAACCGGGCACCATACGAAATATCAGTAATGCATCCCCATTACCAGGGCCTGGAATGACCACAAGACCCGATTACGCGGGTAGAAGGGCCAGTGGAATGGGTGGATTCGGTGGACTTTCCGGTGGTCAAGAAATGGAACTACAGCAGAATGGGTATGTTGACATAGGGGGAACGCGCTACATCCTTGATAGAAGCAGTGGAGAGGTCTCGCAGATGCCTATTCCAGGGACTCAGTATGGTGGTGCCTTTGGAATGGGTGGAAGTGTCTCTACCGACGATCCTTCTCGGTACGGGGCGCAAAATCCCGTCTCCTTGATGGAAGCGATTCGCCAAGGTCGTTAATTGATCGAACCCGGTCTCCTTTAGGAGGGACACCATGCCAATGCCATTTGGAGCAAATAGAGTAGCAGACATCATGCGAATGATGCAAGGGACGATGGGTGCCGGTGGCGCACCTCTGAACCCTGCCATGAATCCGATGGGTCCAGCACCGCCCGCTGGAAACTTTGCCGACAACATGGACCCAGAGGTGTTGCGCCGTCTTATGCAAATGATGGGCGCTACGCAGGGACGGGTGCCTGGAAGTGTCGGGCCGGGAGGTGCAATGTTTGATGATTGGGCACAACAAGCGCATAGTCGTGGTCACGGTGGGGGTATAATGAGTCCGGGTTACGCCCAACGTAGCAAGGCGCGGGGAATAAGCGATGTCCCATATGCGCGAGACTCGAAAACGGGCCGTCGGTTTGGGGCAAGCGGACAACCGTTTGAGCAGAGAGATCGCAGGGACTTAGAGCGGGAGCAACGTGGGAGTATGGGTGGGTTGCCTTGGTACATGTATGGGCCGGGGCGTCCTAGCCTACAGGGCCCATGATCGAACCCGGTCTCGATCCTAAAGTCCAAGATACGGTGGCCCGCAACATGATAAACCACGGCCAATACTTCTTGGTATCCTTCCATAGGGGGGACGAGCCGGTAGTGGTATATAGAGGGATGGATGAGAAACGATACACCATCGTGCAACACGAACTCAAGTCTGCACGGCAACCTGTAACCTAGGAGGTGCAACGTGCCATCGGGAAACAAAATGTATGGATCGAAGACGCCGCGCAAAGCGTCCAAGTCCAACAAAGGCGGCATCAAGGGGACGAAGAAGAAGAATACTTCTGCGCCCCCGCGCAAGATGTACTAGCAGTACCGTAGAGTAAAACAGCAGTAATTTTCTCGTCCGGTGTAGAGGACCGGATCGGGGGGCGTGCCTCTACCACACCCCCTCGGTCTTCCTACACCGGACGTTTTTCGTTCTAAGGACTACTAATGTCTGAAGTACAGCCGGATGCAAGCCATGCAGGGGACTCATCCGCCTCTGGATCGGACGGATACGAGGACTCGTCCGCCTCAAGTGAATCGGTATCGTCAGGTGACACGTCAGATCACTCCGAACAGGGACCGATTCCGTACGACCGCTTCAAAGAGGTGAATTCTCAGAAAAACGAAGCGCAAGAAAACTTGGGGAAGATGCAAGAGGCTTTTCGACAACGGGAAGCGCAGTGGCAGCAGTACTCCCAAGGGATACAACAGCAACAACAAAACCAACAACAGACCCAACAGCCGGACCCCAACGCGGGTCAACCGGACGCGGAGGAGCTCTACATCAAGCAGATGCTGGGCGATGACGAGACCGGTGGCAAGGTGTACGAAATGCTGGACCGCCACTTCAACCATAAGATCGGTAAGAATGGCGTTGCCAGTAAAGACGAGATCATGTCGGAAGTGAAGGATTACGTGAACAAGCAGACGGGCTCTATACAGTCCACGTTTCACGTAAGCAATCAAGTCCAAGACATGGTCGGTAAGGGCATGATCGGTGCGGACGATGCGGAACGGATCACGGGCAAGGTAGCAAGTGCCTTACAGTCCCAACCGCAATGGGCAGAAAATCCACAGAACATGGATCTACTCATGAGCAAAATTGTCATGGACGAGATCAAGTCCGGGGCGGTAAAACCGTATACGCAACGGAAGTCCGTGGGTAGCAATACCCCCGTGGCACCGGGGCAAAACGGCAACTCCAACCAAGCACGGGAAGTAGAGCAGGGGCAGTTGAAGAATGCGGCAAGCCGTTTTCGGACTCTTCGCGGATTGGTCGAAAAAAACGATATGAAGACACTCGAACGATTGGGTCGTAACACGGCGGGTGAACAGACCGGCCAAGACCTCAACGCGATGATTAAGGAGCAAGGCTAATGTCAGAGACTACACCGGCCCCGTCCTCGGTGAAGGCGCAAGCCAACGCCGCCAACGAAGCGAAGGAGAAATCCAAAGCTACCAACGATAGTGCAGACATCGAACGCGCCTTGGATTGGGCCATTGCTCAATCGGAGGACGGTCATACCTGTCCTATCTGCGGGCACCGTCACATCCTCGAAGGCAAGCCGCAGCAGGGCAAGCTACGCGACCACATGGGCAGGGTTCACCTGTTTCGGACGATTGCGGGGTTTGAACGAGGCAGTCTGGATGAGACACCGCAACAGTTGGAGAAGGTCGATAACATCATCGAGGCATCCGGCGAACTGGAAGTCGTTGATGATGGTGATTCCTTCGATATGCTTTACGTCCCGAAATCGATCAAAGACCGTGCGACCCGCGATGGCGGGGGCGTCCGATGGGTGGCCCCGCGCAACGTGGACCGCAACAAAGACCAGGGGTGGGAATTTGTTCAGCGGGAAGATGGTGACTCCATGCCGCACCAACAACAGAGCAGTGAGGATGGTACCGTCCGCACCAATGAAATGGTGTTGATGAGAGCACCCGCACAGTTGAGGGAACGGATGGATGCTATGCTAGCCCGCAAGAACGACAACCAACTCGCGTCTCGCAAAGAGGACTTTGATCGCAAGTTGGACAGTCATGCCCGATCCGTCTACGACACGGCAGTACGCCACGGCGCAGACGCGTCACAAGCACGTAACCTTGCTAGAGCCGCCGAACGCGGTCTGGCAACGGGGTCTATCAATATACGCGAGGGTAATAAATCGTAATGGCAAATCCAGATAGAGCATATGGGTTCAAGCCTTGGGGTCCACTGCTTGCAGTGAAGCACCTCCAGAAGGATGCCTCTGCCGCAGCTTTTGGCATCAACGATGTGGTCTTGCAGACCACGGACGGTGGCGTAGATGTGGCCCAGGCAGCGGGGTCCATCAGCAATACAGTGGGTGTGTCTCTAGAGTATTCTGCTACGGGCACCGCCGGTAGAGTAATGCTGGCAATTGATCCCGATCAGATGATGCAAGCACAGGACGATGGTGCTGGTGATACCACGGTTCTAGCAGATCTTGGCGAAACGGGTGATTCGACGTTTACCACGTTGAACACCACCACTAAAGTATCCACCCAGGAGCTCGATACGAGTACGTTCGATGCTTCCGGCGTTAACCAATTCTTGCTACTAGACATTTTGATAAGCGACAATACTGACGGCACGACTAATGCTCTTGGCGATAACGGTGATTACATCGTCCAGTGGGCTGCACATCGTCGCGGTTCCAGTACTGTAGGCGTATAGGGAGTAACTAACGATGCCAGCTATTAGCGTAACCGGTAATTTTAGTAATCTTACCACTCTGCGCGGCATAGATATGGTTATTCACCATGCCTATGACCAGCGCGAAAAAATAGGACGCGGACTCTATAACATCCGCGAATCGACGCAGTACCAGGAAAACACCCAGACTGTCGGTGGGGTCGGCCTCATGCAGACCAAGCTAGAGGGTGAGTCGATCAACTACTCTTCGATGACGGAAGGCCACAAGGGCACGTTTACGCATGTAGACTACGCCCTTGGTATGCGGGCCACCCGTGAAATGATGCGGGACGAGCTCTACGGGGTGATGGAGGACATGGCGGTAGAACTCGCCTACTCCGCCAACGCCACGGAAGAGACGATCCTCGCCAATACGTTCAACAACGGGTTCAATTCTTCGTATACCGGCCCGGACGGCCTTGAATTGTTTTCCTCGGTCCATGTGCGTGAGGACGGCGGCACGTTCAAAAACGAACCGTCATCGCAAGCGGACCTTTCCAAGAGCACGCTCGAAACGGGTCTCACGGACTTCCGCAAGAACTTCACGGACGGCGCGGGCAAGAAGTTGGCTATACGGCCTAAGTATCTTCTGGTCTCGCCGGACAATCAGTTCACGGCGGCACGTCTGCTGGACTCGACGAACAACCCCGTGGTCAACTACGGTGAAGATGCCGATAATGACTCAACTGCGGCAATCAACCCGATCAACGGGTTGGGCTTGCAGTTGGTGGTGTGGGATTACCTCACGGATACCAACGCGTGGTTCCTCCTCGCTGAGAAGGAAAACCACAAGCTACTCTGCTACACCCGCGAAGAGTTCAATACGGACTATATCTATGACTTCGATACTAAAGACTACAAGATATCTGGTCAGTTTGCTCAGTCTTCCGGTTGGGGCGATGTGCGCGGTATCTACGGGGTATCGGGCAGTAGCTAGTCTATCGATGGTGCGGTGCCTTTCGGGGTGCCGCACCACCGCCACGTACGACCAGTAACCGAATAAAGAGGACATCATTATGGCGGCACCAACACCAGTAACAAAAAGCGAACAGTCCGGTCATAACGGGTATACCATCTGGTTGGGCGAATGGGGAGGTACGGGTGAATTCACCGATGCTGTTGTGGTGAATTTGAGTGATTTAACATCCTATACGAGTGCGCTTAAAATTGTCAAAGGATACATCGTCGCATCAGAGGGCATCAGTGCCAAGCTAGAACTTGAAAAGGATAGTTCGGATGTGCCCATTGCCATGCATCCTTTAGCCGCAACGGGACGGATTGACTTCGACTACTCCGATACCCCAGGCGGTGGAGTCTTGCAAGCGACAGGCACCGATATCGATGCTGATCTGGTCTTGACCACCCTTTCAGCGGCGGACGCGGATACGGTCTTCATCTATGTGGAATGGAAGGCTTATTGATCCATGGCTAAGACACTTGGTGACGTGGTTAATGCGGCACTCAAGGATATTAAAGAGCCAGAGATCACCGAATTCACCTCGACCAATATCCTTGAGCAAGCACTGATCGAAGAGGCGAACAACGCCAAACGAGACCTCCTCAGTCGTAAGCGATTCAACTGGGGCTTGTCTCGAACTACGCTTACGACCACCGACGATATCACCACCGGCACGGTTGCGGCCACCAACGGATCTACGACCATCACGTCGAAGGATGACGATGGGGATGCGGCTAATAGCTTTGGCTCGGTGGCGGCGGGTATGTATATCCGCATCGGCACCGACAAAGTCTCCTATAAGGTCAGTTCGGTAGACACCGACAGCAGTCCAGACACCCTCACCATCGAGACCGCCTACGTAGGCACCACCACCACCTCGGCGTCTTATGTGGTACTGAAGGACGAGTATGGACTGTCCACCACCGATCTGGACTCCGTACAGTTTGCGACCTTCTCTGACGGGCAGACATGGTTTGGCACCAACAAATCATCGGGTCCGAAAAACGAGCTCGGCCTTGTGGATATGCCGGAACTGTTATCGGCATCGGGTGGTGACCTCCACCGCAACACGTCCGGCAAGCC